CGAACCTCTTACACCGCTATCGCGAGAAAGGGGTTCCGTTCAAGCGAATTTAGCAATCATGAAGAAACAATAGAATAAGATTTATATTTTTGAAGAGAGTAGATTAAATATCTGCTCTCTTTTTATTTTGCAGAAAACTTTTATTGAACCGTGGAGAAATCGAACGTATTTTCGGCATATTAATAGTAGATGGATATTTAAAGAGAATTTATTAAGGAGGAATAAACAACAATAAACAATTATGCCAGAAGTAAACATCGCAGAGAGAAGTATATGGGGGTATGTTTACGCTTGGCGCAAAATGCACTACATAGAAACACTACCCTGTACTATATAGGGGCGTTTTACTTTGGCTGTGAATGATAAACAAGAAGAGAATATAACTTATGGGAAAAATCATTCTTGCCATCAAGATCAAATTTGGATGTTTTGAGGAGGGCGAAGCCCGACAAAAGGATGAGCGATTTTCGCGAATCCTATTATCTGTTTTCTTAAATGTTATATATTTTCTTTCCGTTCAGTAAATCAGGTTTTATCCTTGTTTGCCGAACGGGGTATAACAAAAACCATGTGACTTTTTCCTTGTTTGCTGAACTCTCGTCAAAATAAAAGGAGGATTTTATGGAATCATTTTTACACAAACATTACAAAAATAACTTGCTGTGCATTGGTATGCAACTGCTATCAAACGGAGAAATACTTACTGCATCTAATATTGAAACGGAAGTCGATCTTGCAAAGAAATTTAATATGAATTGGGATAAAAGAATTGTTGTAGATATTTTGGCAGAAACAGATAAAGGATATATTGCTATTGAAATATACAACACCAATCCTAAATTATGGGCAGATCTTGCTCCCTATTATAATGAAATTTCGAACAATGTAGTTAACTTTTTTGAGGTGAAAATTTCACAACTTGCAAACATGCTTCCATTATGGAGAGATAGGCAATTGTTATTACAGGAATCTTCAGTGGAACGTTGGAGCTGTTATACAGAAATAGGTGATTTCTATTTCGGGCCAAATAGCAAACCTTTCAAAGTAAATGATCAGCTTTATCAGGTGAAATGCGTATTCAGACATTCGCCATCATCAAAATATAGCAATGTTGCCACACTTCAATTTGATTTAGAAAATAAATATATTACGGAGAAACGTTTATATGGATGTTTTGGAAATATTACCGGTTTGATGAAGAGTGAATGTACATATATACGCATATCTGATGGTTTATATCAGTGCATTTCTTTCTACAATCCTCAAAATATCGGTGGTGGTAAATATGATCAAGAGATGTTATCAAAAATTAGACGGCAATTAGAGAATATGAAACTACAAGATAAAATTATATATCCAAGGAGGCATTAATGAGTAAGAAAGAGTATTTTACACGATTTCCTGATCAATATATTCAGGGAAACATTAAAACAAAATTCGGCATTAGCCGTAAATTCTACATAACATACATATTAATTGACCGCTATCGCTCGTATGAGGATTTTAGTTGGATTACTATTCGGAAGGTTCTGGATTTCTATGGATATAAAACCCATAAAAATAAGCCAAAAGCTTTCGGAGAAATCTTAGATGTGCTGGAATACATGGTTAACAATAAAATGATCGAAGTTAAACAAGACTTGGATTCAGTTGGTTATGACACCGGCATTGAAATTCAAATTATTCCAGAGAATTTTGATGCTGCCATGAATTTCTGCAAAATCTCATCCTCTCAGCTCAACACTATCATGATGAGTGAATCTAGCATCAGTAAAGAAAGTCTTCTAATGGCATTCCTCTATATTAATTCCTACATCTATGTAAGACCACGAGATGAAAAGGGTATGGAAGTTATGTTTAACCCTGAAACAAAACCAGAAGCATTTTGGAGAAGTATAGATAGCATGGCAGACGAACTTGCAATGTCAAAAGATACCATCAACCAGTGTATGAATTATCTTACTGCACCTGATGGCGATCAGGAACCGCTTCTTATAAAAAAGGAAGTTGGCAGCGTTCAGCCAGATCCTAAAAAGCCGCCACGCAATGTTCCAAATATTTACGTTCTGAACAAAGAAGGATATCAACAGGAAATTGAATGGGCCATGCGAAAAATGTTGGAAGTCTATGGAGTAACCAAATTCGAGAAGCTGCGCTGAGAAATTCATCACAAAGATAATACAACGCAAGTAGAGAATATTCAATTGCAACATTCAACCAGCACCACAAAGGAGTGATGCCTATGAGAAAAATTTTAAATTTAAAGGAGAACTTAATTTATGACAGATGTACAGACTATGAAGAGAAACCATGATAACTTTGCCGGAATTATTGATGTGGAAGATTTTTCTACATCTTTGCCGAATAAAAAGAGAATCAAACATTATGCAAACGCAGATCGGCTGAAAACAGATCTTACAAATAAAATTACTGAAAAACGAAAATTGGAGGAATTAAAACACATGACTTTAGAAGAATTAAGAGAAATGAAACTGGTATCAAACAGCAACGGTCGTCCAACTTCCACTCTTACAGATGAGAAATGGCAAAAGGAATTTCAGGTCAGAAAGCTTTTTGTAAAACCGGTTGGCAAAAAGATTACAAAGCTATCTGGTAAACACTCAAGAGAATTCGGTATGTGGAATGTAGAACTCAATGGTGAATATTTTGGTGCAACAAACTGGCAGGAATATTGTTGCTATATCAACGATGTCCTGCGAAATATCCGTGCCGGTCAAGTGGACTACTGTTATTTTATCTACCAGATCACTACTCTTCTGAAATTCCACTACAACAATTTAAGAACAAGATACCGTGACGGTTACTGGGAAGTTTGGTTAGAGAAATAATATATAGAAAATTCAGGAGGATAAAACAATGAATAAATTTTTAGGAAGTGCAATGGAAATCGAATTAACCGGAAAGTATGTCAATAGCGGATACTCTGCTTTCGTACTATACAAGTATCTACCCAACAAAGAAAAATATTCGGTTGAGTTATGGCTGCGCCGCAAAGACATTGACGACCTGTTTTCTGTTGGTGGCCAGAAAATCGAGTGTCAGTTAATCACAAGTAGCAAAGAAACCATCAAAGAAGATATTCAGAAAATCATTGATTTTATGTGCGAAAGAAAAATGTTTGACGAATATATTGAGCGATTCGTCTTTACATATAAAGCCTGTGACATTGGCGGAGATATTTTGGAGCGTGAACGTCTTGCTAAAAAAGATTGATTATAAATATTTTAATAAAGCCAGGACTGTTGCTACTATTTCCGACTTCCAGAAGTTTCATATTGGTTGCGTTGCGGTTTACCAGGGCAAGATCATCGGGTACGCCTGTAATTTGCGCCGGACGCATCCTTTGCAGAAAGAATATAACGTGTTCCGCAACCACGAAGAAAATGGTAATTATATGCCGAGAATACACGCTGAGATAAATTGTATCACCGGTATCCGTAAGTTGGATGTAAATTTCGGAAAGGTGAAACTGTATGTGTACCGTGAGCGCAGTCTTGGCGGCAAAGGATTATCAAGACCGTGTGCGGCGTGTATGGCTGCCATCAAAGATTTAGGTATCAGAGATGTGTATTATACAACAGATGATGGATTTGCATATGAAAAGGTTGGATAGATGGAGAATCTATCTGTACAAAAACTCTGATTGCTTGTTTAGAAAATTGACCTGATTTCGGTTTCTACTGCTTCCGGCGGAGAAGTTATAAGGTAAGGCTTAAAATCTGAAATCGGGTGGAATTTTGTGAGTTGTTATTATGAGTAAAATTTTTAAGGAGGAAGAAACTATTTTAACTTGTAGATTAGGAAACGAAATCATTAACTGTTATGATGGAACACACAATAAAGAACAGTTAAAAAAGTGGAGCAAAAAGAAAATTCTTATTTGCCCTGTGTGTGGCAATGTCTATGAATATTGCCATGGAGCTGTAAAAACACCGTATTTTCGTCATATGGATAAAGCTCAATGCTTAGAATACTATTCTGAGCCAGAAACTGAAGAACATTTAAACGGTAAGCGAGATCTGTATGAATGGATCAAAAAACAGTCTGGTGTTACTGATGCTATTCTTGAAGGATGGTTGCCTGAAACGAAACAACGACCAGATATCATGTTTAAACTCAATGGAGAACAATATGTAATTGAGTACCAGTGTACTCCTATTGCTACCGAGTATGTAGAGAGGCATGATTTATATAAGGCCGCCGGTATCAAGGATATTTGGATTGCTGGTACTGAGAAATATCTTGTTAAAAATATGAGAGAAAAATATTTGGAATCAGAAACAATTGGTTTTTATAGGCCATCAGATAAACGGTTTATTTTCTCTCACATATCTCCTCTTGATGGTTTTATTAGAAGACTCTGTATTGAATCAAAATATACAAATGTCACCTCTTACAGTAATGAAGCAAATTATTTTGGATATCCATTAAATCATTCTATCTTTTTTATGAATCAAATTGTCCCAAAATACACTTCGGTTATCGATTGTAACGCTGCAATCGAAAAACATAATACTAGAAAGCAAGCTTTTGACGATGAAGAAAAAGATAATCTTTTAAAAAGGGAAAAATATATTGAAGTTATCTTGCAGAGATATTTATCAACTAAATCAATGGAATTAATTGAAACAAGACCGTTACATATTTCTGACCAATTATATCCTAAAAATTCTAAAGTTGAATGGTTGGATTATAAGTATAGCACCCATACTCTTTTTCAACATATTGCATTAATTCTAAAGATGATGAACTCTCGAAGAAAATATTTACAGACAATGAATAATCTCGAAAATATACTGAGAAATGAAATAGTTGGGAAATATTCAGCATCCTATCTCGATTTTAAAGAAGGAGAATATATAGATGTAAAATATAAAACTTTTACTATTCGCCATATAATAAAAGGCATGACACTATCAGTATACATACACGATGAATATGGATATAAACGGAAGAATTATCTGTTATTCGAGAGACAAGGCTACGCAAATTATCAAGGTATATTAGAGGATATTATTTTGTATACGAATATTATTTATGAAAATACTCAAAAAATATACAGAGTTGTTACTAGATTGGAGAAATATAGTACAAACTCGTGGCAATTTAGGTATGATGTGTCACGTTTCAATATTTTCTCAATTTTCTTACATCCAGTAGACAACGATGGTGGAATATATGATTCAATTGGCACTTTCAAAATCATTGCTGGTAATGATCCGAAAATTGATATTGATAATATTACGGATGATGAATTGTTTATGGAAATCAGAGAATATTTCACTAAGAGATTAAGATATTTCTACAAGAAGGGGATTGAAAACTATTCTTCAACCAATTATCGCTTGTTTGTAGATGAGAGGAAGGTAAATCATTGAGTAAACATTTAAAATCACAGCGCTTCGTATATAAGATTCACACTTCTCGCTTGCGTAGAGCGAAATGGGATTTGAAATTAACCATTGACGAGGCTCAGGCAGGTCAGGAATTAATTGCGTTAAGCGAGAGCCAGGTTATGCGTTTTATCGATGAGATTCGCGGAAACAATGATGTTGAAAGTAAAATCATCGAAAAGAAACGCCAAATTTCGGAATTAAAACGCGAGAAAAATTTATCCATTTCAAGACCAAAAATCAAGAATCTATACAATGAACTAAATCAACTTCAATTTAAGCAGGATTATGTCTGTGTTGTTATTGACAGTGAAAAAGATTATTACAAAATTTATAAGGATGGATTTAAGATTAACAACATTGAATATCGCCGGTTGCTTGGCACGACCGGCGGTGTCAAAACTAATACTATTGTTTTTGTAAGTGCTGATATTGTTGGTGAATTAAAGCGCCGCATTAACAATGGTCGTGATTTATCAAAAGAATTTGCGCCAGCAAAACTGGAAGCATACAATGCCCTGGTATGTAGCTCTTCCACTCCTGTTTCTATGCCAAATGGGGTTTTGGTTGTCCATGATTGCATAACTCATTTTAAAGCCGATGTTATTGAATTGAATGATACTGGTGTTAAAGAGCCTAAGATGACATTAATCAAAAATAAAGAAATGGAATTGAATGAGTCTGATGGATATGGACTTGCCATGCCGCAACTTATGGAACGTTGGGGGCAGGAAATCGGAGAGAACTTTCTTCTTCCAGGATGCGTCATTAGAAACTCTTTCTGCAAGGGTGCGGTGTTTCCAGTGGATTTTCAAAAATTTGCTCGCGATCACGGATTAGATACAGTAGTTGATGTATGGGGCAATGAGCATAGTATCTTTGATATTGAACTGGTATTAACTGAGTCTATGTTGAAATTATGGGGCTCGTATTCATCTCTTGATGATTATCTGAAAAATTGTGAAGAAAACCATTATACTTTTGCAATTACAAAGTCATCAGAAGAAGAACTTGAAAATGTGAGAACTATGAATTATCAGTTCTTGCAAAGTTATGATTTTACAGATGAACAAATTGACGAATTGATTGCGCCAACAGTAAGCGAGATCAAAGAGATTTTGAGTGATGATTACAGGAAAACAATCTTGTACACTAAAGGAACTGGTCTGAATGAACATAATGTAAAACATTTAGACGGCTCATTTGCAACTGCATTAATGATTGAACCGGAAATGCGATTTGACCCGTATGTGCAGTCACAGATTAGTTCTATGATCCAAAAGCGTATTGACACAGCTAAAGTTGGTGTTTTAAAAGTTGCCGCCAACTACTCTCTCGTATCTGGTGATCCGTATTCTCTCTGCCAATCAATGTTTGGTTTAGAAGTAACAGGCCTACTGAAAGCCGGTCAGATTTATTCAAAGTATTGGATTGATAAAAATGTAGATGTTATTGCCAGCTTCCGTGCACCTATGACATCTCATAATAATATTCGAAAATTGCGAGTCGTACATAATCCTCTAATGGATGAATTTTACCAGTACATGACCACTCCTACTATTTTTAATAGTTGGGATACCTGTGCTGACGCGATGAATGGTTTTGACAAGGACGGGGACTGTGTAATTAATACATCAAACAAAATCTTAGTAGAAAACACCAAGGAATTACCTGCTATTGTATGTGTGCAGCGTAAAGCTCCAAAATGCATTCCAACCGAAGATGATATTATGGTTTCTAATATTAATAGTTTTGGAAATGCTGTTGGAGGAACCACAAATAAAATCACTTCTATGTTCGAAGTGCAAGCAAGATTTCCAAAAGATTCAGAAGAATATAAAATTCTGGACTATCGTATTAAATGTGGTCAGCTCTATCAGCAGAACGCCATTGATAAAACAAAAGGAATCGATGCTAAACCAATGCCTGATCAGTGGTATAGCTGGATTGCAAACCGTATTGATCCGAAAGATAAAGATGGAAATCCGATTGAATTTACACCAGAAGAAGTTGAAAAGCGTGTGATGAATCGAAGAATTCTGGCAGATGTAAAACCGTATTTTATGAAGTATGTATATCCAGCAGAAAAAGCAAATTATAATGACTACATTAAGAGGAATAATGAAAAAGCTCTAATGCGTTTTAGGAAAAGCTTAGATGAGTTGTTAAATGCCAGAGAACAAGACTTGACAGATGAAGAGGCTCATTTTGTATCCTGTTATCATTCCAGAATGCCACTTGGAATGGCCCCATGTACAATCAATAAAATCTGCATGAGAATCGAAGAATTATTTGATGATGTACACTATTCTAAGCCATTGGAGTTTGATTATTCTATTCTGAAAAACGATGAGCGGTATTCAAAATCTACTTATGCGAAGATTAAAACTGTTTATGATTCTTACCGTAAAGAATTAGCTGCTTATATAAAACGGGCCAAGAAAGAACGTATTAAAGCAGAGGAACGATTAACGAATAAGTTCCTCTTAAAACAGAAATTCGCGGAATCTTGTACAAAGATTTGTCCCAATGAAAAAATGCTTGCAAATATTGTACTGGATTTATGTTATACAAAATCAAAAAACAGTAAGCAGTTTGCGTGGGATATGTGCGGAGATGTTTTTGTCCAGACTTTGTTAGAGAAACATGATTATCAGATCAATATTCCTATCAAAGATCCTGATGGAGATATTGAATTCGGTGGACAGCATTTTTCTATGAAAACAGTCACTGTAAAACAAGATAATCGTGATACGGAGGATGTATGGGATTAGTTTTAGATGAAAAAAAAGAGGCAGAAAATATTATTGATAGTGGTGAGGTCGGAAAATCTCCGACTTCTACCCTTTTTCTATTGGCAAAATATTATAAAAATGTAAAAAAATATAAATCACCAGAAATTGTTGAAAAATTGAGTGAATTTATGTCCACAAATTATCCTGGGTATATTAAGTCTCGATGGGAAGATATTATTGAACATAATGCCAAAATTCCCACGAAATACAAATTATTAGTCTTTGAGGATGGAATCAAAATTACGAAATCTGAGATAGATATCGTCAAAAATTGTGGTGGTATTTGGTATCAAAAGCTTCTGTTTGTGATGCTGGTATATGCGAAATATAGCAATTTTAAATCCGAAAAAAATAACAATAACAACTGGGTAAATGCTGAAATACCAGAACTATTTAAAGCTGCCAGGGTTACAGTAAAGCACCGTAATGATAAATTCTTGATGATCAATGATTTAACAGAAAAGGGACTGATCGAGTTATCAAACAAAAATGAAAATTTGAATATGCGGGTTACATTTGTTGAAAATATTACGCCAGAATCGGATATTGCTTTAAGTATTACAGACGGTAGAGAACTTGCATATGAATATCTACAGTATATTGGACACAGCCAATATGTTAAATGTACTATATGCGAACGACTGGTAAAAAAAACAAACAACAAAATAATGTATTGTAACGAGTGTCGTCAACTCGTAAACCTTGCAAACAAACGGGATTGGGATAGAGAGAACAGAAAATCCGAAAAATAGAAAAGTCCCGGAAGCCGCATAAAATAAGGGTTTCTAGGGGGTACTCCCATTTTGCTTATTATGGATAGATATAGAAATGAATATCAGGTGAATTGCGTCATTTTATAATTTGAAACATTCTCCTTCTTTCTAGCCAGGGATTATATTTCGGTATAGTTCCTGGCATTCTTATAATCTCCTATAGCTCAGTTGGTAGAGCACGTGGCCGTTAACCATGGGGTCGTAAGTCCGAGTCTTACTGGGAGAGCTACTATCCTACTTTCATGTAGGAAATAAATCAAAGGATGTGAATATTATTTTACTCATTACTAAAAATGAAGCTTTTGCTATGCGAAAAATTGTCGGTGAAGACAAAGTAAAGAAAAGTTATTCTGGTAATCCGCACTATTATCTTGTAGAAGATTATGCTGCGATGAATGCTCTGAAAGAGTACAGAAAATCTCATATTGTAGAAACAAAGAGAAAATAATTAGGAAAGGTGGTTGGAAACCATCAAAAAAGCAAAATTAAAATCAGATGGAATTTTATTTTGTGGAAACAATTCGGTTGATGTAACAGGCTCTTGTACTTATATCAGTTTTGGTGGTAAGCATATCTTATTGGAATGCGGATTATACCAGGACAATTCATATTTACAGGCATACAAGGTCAACTCTGAGAAGTTTAAGTTTGATCCAAAAGAGATTGATTATGTATTCTTAGAACATTGCCATGTTGATCATTGTGCTTTATTGCCACGATTAATAAAAGAGGGATTTGCCGGAAAAATCATCATGACAGATATTACTTCAATAGTTGTAAAACCACTTCTTCTCAATTGCGCTTTTATCTTGGCGGATGAAGCCAGGGTGTTATCTAAACGGTATGATCGTGAATATCCACCATTATATGATGAAGGAGATGTTTATAAAACGTTTGAGAGGTTTGCGTCTTATCCTGAATATAATTACATTTATCAGTTAGATGATGTTGTAAGTTTTCAGTGGCTTAAAAATTCTCATTGTGTTGGTGCAGCTCAGTTACAACTTATCTTGAACGATGGAATTAAACAAAAGAAAATTCTATATACTTCTGATATTGGAGCTTTACAGAGCAAAAATCACTATGTAGAAAATACAGAAATTCCAACTGGATTCTCTGATATTACAATTATGGAATCAACTTATGGTCTTAACACTAGGTTATCCAAAAAGACTAGAGAATTCGACGTAGAGCATTTAAGAGTGGCTATTGATACAGTTCTGGAACGCCAAGGTAGCTTAATTCTTCCGGCATTTTCATTTAGTCGTTCACAAGAACTTCTGACTACTCTATATCTTCTATTTGGGAATGATGAATCTTTTACCACTCCGGTTGTGGTAGATTCTATGCTAACATGTGACATTTGTGATGCTTACAACGAGATTCTAAACGGTGATAATGCGGAATTATGGAACAAAGTTTATAATTGGCAGAATGTAAAATTTGTTCGTGAAAAGGCAGATTCTCAATCCGTTGTTGTAGATCCAACGCCAAAGATTGTGATTTCCAGCAGCGGTTTTTGTACGAATGGCAGAATTATTTCATATCTGAATCAATATCTAAGAGATATCAATTCTATGATTTGTTTCTCTGGTTATACCGGAGACAATGATTCTTATCTATCTTATAGAATTAAGAATGGAAAATCCCATAAAACAATCAATATAAATAAACAACCTGTACCGAATCGAGCTGACTGTATAACAATGCAATCGTATTCTTCTCATGCAAATTTTAATGATTTATTAGAATTTGGTAGCAGTCTAAGAACGAATCAGCTTGTTTTAGTTCACGGCTCAGAAGAGGCAAAGAATTGCTTAAAAGAACATCTGAGACAGGCAATCTCTAAGAAAGATAATACCTATAAAGTTAGCTGCGCTCAGAAAGATATGATTATTCCTTTGTAGGAAAATATTACGAAAGCACGAGGTTAATACCTATGGCTGAATTAATGACGCTACTTGGAAGTGGCGGTAACGATGATTTATATACAGAAATTATAAAAGACAATCTTGATAATCGTGTGCTTGTATTCAATGATGAAGTAAATGATTCCTTAATAGAAAACTATATTCTTTATATTTTGAAGTGGAACCGAGAGGATAAAAATATCGACCCATCAAAAAGAAAGAAAATAACACTGATTTTAAACTCGCCGGGCGGAGATTGTATGATCGGATTCGGCGGTATGGTAAATTGTATCGAAGAGTCTAAAACACCCGTTGTAGCGGTTGGTATGGGATTGGTTGCTAGTATGGCATTCCATATTTATATCACCTGCAAAGAGCGTTTTGCGTTTAAAGATACAATCCTTTTAATGCACGACGGGGAACAGTCTGCTGCATCTTCAGGTGGAAAATTCAAGGATATTGCTAGATTCTTTGAAAATATGGATCAGAGAACAAAAGATCATGTTTTAAAATACACGAATATTGATGAAGAATTTTATAACAATCATTCAGACAGAGAGTTTTATATTTATGCAGATGATGCGAAGAAATTAGGATGTGTAGATAAAATCATTGGCGTTGATTGTGACATAGACGAAATCATTTAACGGAGAGCTTACTACTCTCCTATTTTTGTAGGAAGAAAAGGAGAAAATACACTTATGTTTAAAATTAAAGAAACTGAAAGTAAGGTAACTGCTGCAAAGAAAACTTTAGATTTAAAAAATATTTCTGTACGTGACCTGCGCCTGGTGGATACTGATACCGGCGAGGATATCACTAATGAAGTCATTGCGGAAATGCCAGCTGGCGTAGACACTGTGGACTTCAAGATTGTATTCGAGATTCCGGATGAGCCGGTTACTGAGTAAGATAGAGGGTAGGTGGAAATTATTACTGACTTACATAGACTAGAAGATGAAGATTTAATGGCATGGCAGATTCGTTGCTGTCTTGCTAAAAGAAGAAAAGAAACCGACATGGACTGGATTGAAATTAGAGACATGTTAGGTCTTGATATTACTCCTGATCAACTGCGTAAACAGGCGGTTGGATACGAGGAGTATGATAATTATATTCATGGATTTTCTGGTGTAGCCACTACTATCTTATCCATTTCGGATTTACACTATCCTTTTGCAAAACCGTTAGATATTTTTAATGAATTTGGTGGGAAAATTGATATTTTGCAGTTAAATGGAGATTTAGTGGATTGTATGGCTCTCTCTCGTTTTTCTAAATTATATAGAGTATCCCCATTGCAAGAAATGATAGGCGCAAGACAGTATATTATTGATTTAATCGAAATGATTAAACCCAAAAAAGTTCTTGTAAATCATGGGAATCATGAATTACGCCTGGGATTATATTTAGCAAAAAATCTTGATAATGAGTTACAAGAGTTAATGCCCGAAACAGCATTAGATTATATTTTCGTAGATGGATTCACTCATTACGACAGAAAAACAAAAGCAAAAATAAAATATTCTCCATTATGTGATGTGTTCGAAAATATTGAAATTCAATATACTGGAACATGGTATTCACAGTATAAAGATGTTTTATTTTGTCATCCAAAAGCTTTTGTAAGTAGTCCATTAAAAACAGCAGAAAAAGCACTGTATTGGTTCAGAAATGAAGGTTTTGAGTTTAAAGCTCTTGTTACGAGTCATACACATAGGGTTGGTTCATATAAAATTGGCAATTCTATGATTTACGAGCAAGGCTGTTGTTGTGAAACAAGTAAAATGAAATACAATGATGGGCAGTTAATAAATTCTCAAAAAGAAGGTTTTATGATTATTTGTCTTAATAAGGAAGGACATATAATTGAAGAAAAAACCCATATTAGAACTTTGAATTAGAGGTAAAATATATGATTGAGAATCTTTACTGTTGCTACTCACTTCCTTTACGAAATTATTTGCGCGATAATGGAATAAGATATGAATTATGCGCTTTAAATCCAAATTCTAAACAAAGATTTTGGGTTTATATAAAAAATAAAAAATTAGACAATCTGTTAAATAAGTGGTCGGCCAATTCGGACTAGACCACTTTTCAAATGCAGAATAATTATGTAAAAAACTATGGAGGTTTTATGTCAAAAGAAAAAATAAGTGGTATTTATTGTATTGAAAATCTGATAAATCACAAAAAGTATATTGGTCAAAGCAATAATATTTATGAAAGATGGTATAACCATAAATATTGCCTTAATAAGAATAGACATGATAATAGTTATTTACAAAATGCATGGAATAAATATAAAGAAGAAAATTTTTCTTTTACAATACTTGAACAATGTGATGAAAATGACATCGATGAAAAAGAACGATATTATATTGCAAAATTTTCCACTACAAATAGAGAAAACGGCTATAACTTAGATTCTGGCGGAAATCAGAATAAGCATCATAGTGAAGAAACAAAAAGAAAAATAAGCAAAGCCCACATTGGAAAAATTGTTTCCGATGAGACTAGAAAAAGAATATCAATTGGGAGAACCGGTATAGCTTCTGGCAAAAATCATCATATGTATGGCAAAAAGTTGTCAAAAGAACATGCAGAATTACTTAGACAATACGCAAAATCAAGATATGGTGATAAATGTTATCAAGCAAAAGCAATAATATGTATAAACAATAAAGAAATTTATGGAACAATAAAAGAAGCCGGAGAAAAATATAAAAAATACGGAGCTTCTGAACAAAATATAGGAAAGTGTTGCAAAGGAGAAAGGCGATATTGCGGCAGGTTTGAAGATGGAACACCTATACAATGGGCATATTATGATAAAAACAAACAATATGAACTAATTGAAAACGTAGATGTCTATAAAGGCAATTCTAAACAGGTAGCTCAATACGACAACAAATTGAATCTTATATCTATATACGAATCGGCCAGAGAAGCTGAAAGAATAACAGGTATTGGATATAAACTGATTTCGAGAGTTTGTAACGGAGAAAGAAGACAAACGCATGGGTATATTTTTAAATTTACATAATATATGGTAAATTACAGAAACCTCAGAAAAAGGGATTTGCAGTAATTTGCCAGGACAAGAATGGTAATCTGATTAAAGATAAAACGAAAGTCATTTCACTGAATTAGATAACTAGCGCCAAACAATCAAATTCTAAAAACCAAGTATTGGCGCTTTTTATATTTTTTGTCCGACGAGGACACTCACAGAGGGAGTAGACCACTCATGGCTACTACCCTCTTTTTCTATAAAAATAATCGAGATAAAGGAGAAATATTTTAGTTATGAAGAAAATTGACTTAATTAACGCAATCATTCCAGGTTTTCAGGAGACCGATTTCGGAAAAAAGTTAGAAGAAAAGAAAGTAAACGTATCTAAAAAGGATGCGACCGAGCTTGTTGATATGATTCTGGATGCTGCGATGGCAGGTCTAAAAGAGGATAAAGTTCTGGATCTGTACGGATTTTGCAAGATGACCGTCGAGCATAAAGACGAGCGTGTTGGCAGAAATCCACAGACCGGCGAAGATATGAAGGTTCCGGCAAAGGATGTTCCGAAGTGCAAGTTCTCTAAGACACTGAAGGACTATATCAACGAGTAATTGACAAGGGAGAGATGGGATAATGCGTACTTTACGTTTTGATGATTTTGAAGATTTTGCGGCAGAAGTATCAGATATGTACGATTCTGTCTGTGAGGGCGACGATTTAAACAGCGTGTGTGTCGTTGCTTTATATGAGGAAGCTAAAAAGATTATCGAGCAGCTTGTTTGTATCGGTCATCCGATTGCCAATGTAACGCTTAACTCTCCGGAGATTGATGATTATTTCGATGAGTATGTGATCGACCTGAACTCCGACGGTATCTGGTGTGAACCTGCAAAGCGTGATACTGGATACATCTGGTGTGAGTCCGACGTTTGCTATGTGCTAGATAACTGTTCTTCCAAAGTGATTCCATATGTTAAAGGCGACAGCGGAAACTTTGAGGTTTCTATCGACGAAATGGACGATTGTTCTAATGAGCACGAGTGTGATCCGTATAGTTGTAATCACAAGGCAAAGTGCGGAGTATTTGATGCCGCTCCGCTAAAAACCGACAAGGCAAATAAAGTTAAGACTGCTGTTAAAGTAGACACAGACGATTTCAAGTATTCCGAAGTCGAGGATGGTGATCTGCATGGAATTACTGCTACTCGCTCTGATGGCGATGGTAGATATGAAAGCTACTCTGTATACGGTACTAGAGAGTATCCGATTGAGGCGCTGAAAAGACTGCTGCCAGAGTGGTTTAAATAAAAATATTTTCCCGCAAGGGATGTAACCAAATAAATAAGCTTATTTTTTTTATGGAGGAAAACATTATGATTTACGATTACAAGAACAGAAAAATTTCTTTTGAGAGTCCGGCAGAGGAAGCTGATTTCGAGGCTCATTCCGCAAAGTTTGGCCCAGCTACCGGTAAGAGCCATCCGGATGATTGTCAGTATTGCGCAGCTCGTGGTTGGAAGACCTGGCCTGGTACTACCTTTGACGAGGCATGTGATAAGTGGGCAGATGAGCATCCAGACGAGGTTGCTGACGCTCAGTAATTCAAATCGGCGTGAGTGTCACAGCTTGCGCCGGTAATCCTTTCTGGTACATTCTGTACGAGATCCGCTCGTGTCACAGCTGGCGGGTCTATTTTAGTACATAAATTTATTCTCTGTTTTGGAGAATTATAAAGTGAACATACAATGCATTTCGTTATTTTACGAGAGGTGATTACTACCTCATCGTTCATAAAACTTTCTTCTGAGATGATTGTTGCCGCAATCGTCTCTCGTAAGGTAACGATAGTTATCGGCAAGTAACTGTAAACATTGTATTCGGTGGACGCTACCATAGTGCGAGAAAGAAGTTATATGAACGATTTAGAAATTTTTAAAAATGAAACATTTGGCGAAATTAGAACTGTGATTATTAATGAGAAGCCATATTTTTGCGCTAGTGATATTGCAAAAGCTCTGGGATATAGCAACCCAAATAAAGCAGTTCGTGATCATTGTAGGGCTATAACGAAATGTTCTACCCCTATTAGTGGAAAAACTCAGGACATTAATTTCATTCCTGAAGGTGATGTATATCGTTTAATTGTAAAGTCAAAAATGCCAGCAGCTGAACAGTTTGAATCGTGGGTTATGGATGAAGTTCTTCCAACAATCAGAAAAACTGGTGGATATGTAAATAATGCCGAGCTAATGGTTAATACATATTTCTCAGATCTCCCTGATGAACAAAAAACATTGGTACGTGGTCTAATGACTAACATCGAAGAAAAGCAGAAAAAGATTGTCTGCTTATCAAATGAAAACGATTTGTTGGCGCAGAAAAATTTGAAATGGGCTGATAGACCATTGATAAACTCATTGGTGAGATCTTATGCTAAATCAGTTGGTGGAGATTTTGCAAAAGCGTGGAATGATTTTAAGAAAGAGCTTTTATATAAACATAGCATCAACCTTAATTCAAGAATTACGAACTATCTTAACACATCAGGGAAGAAAACTAAACCGAAAACATTGGATATGTTAGAGGATTTTGAATTACCAAATGCGATCAGCACAATTGTTTCCTTGTGCAGAGAAAATGACGTAGACATTGATGAGCTATTAGAAAATAAAAGTGAATAATTTATTGGAAGCGATTTAGTTCCCACTATCTCGCTTCTTTTTTTGTTTGAAAAGGAGTGAGAAAATGCCAGATCGAAGTCAGCGAATATATTTATACGACAAAAATAAAATGGATCATATAAATCCAGAAACATTAAAACTATTTCAAAAATATCAGGTGGATATGTCGTTGCGTGATTTATCACCAAATAGTGTGCAACAGTACAATTCAGATCTAAGACAGTGGTTCATTTATATGTATGATAAGCAATTTAATCTTTCTGTTCTTGAAGCGACCGAAGACGATTTGACCGAGTATTACTATTGGAGAAAAATACAGGGTAATAATGTAAATCGCCAGAAACGAGTCATGGCTTCAATTTCTGCTTTCTATAAGTTTTTACGAAAGAAAAGATTGATTACGGAAGTTCCAACTGAATTTATCGACAGACCGAAAGCCGGTCAACCAATCGCCGTACAAACTTTCTTAACAAAAGAACAAGTGCAACTTATGCGTGAAAAATTGGAAGAATATGGAGACATTCAACTTCAGGCATATGCTTTCTTGTCTCTGACTACAATGGCAAGAGTTCATGCAATCGCAAACCTAAAATGGAAACAAGTAGATTTTGATGAGCGTATTTGTTCGAATGTGCTTGAAAAAGAGGGAAAGATTGTAGAATTAAGTTTTTCTGTAGAAACAAAGGAGTATCTTGAAAAATTAATTGCTTATAGAAAAGAAAATAATATTGATGATCATGGTTGGATTTTCATTACTCCATTTGTTACGGATGATAGACCCATTCGTGATAGCACCTTGAATGACTGGTGCAAAAAGATTGGAAATATGATCGGGGTTCCAACATTGCATCCGCATGATTATCGTCACAGTTACGCAACGCTTCTAAAAAACGAGGGTGTTGCATTGGAGGACATTTCTGAGATGTTGAACCATTCTGGAACCGATGTCACAAAAAAATTTTACATTAAGAGTGATACATCAAAAGTGCGAAAGATTAAAGATAGTATTATTATCTAATCTCCCCCATTAAACCACCATATCCAGGTTGTAAGGACGGCGTTGCGACGGCGTTTTAGTTTGAGGATAACAAAAAAGAGTGCATCTAGCGCCCAAGTATATTGACATTTCCATAAAAATACATTAAAATAAGCGAAGAAACAAGCAGTAATCCGTTAGACGGTTAGAAGCCAATGTCGCAGTTGGCTAAATAAATTTAATATTTAACACAAAAGTGACCGCTACTTATGGCGGTTATTTTTGTGTCTATTATCTATAAATCTGACAATGTATGTACCAATGATACTTCCAATGATACCAATTGCCAGGGTTAGTAATAGCTCACTCAAGTCACACTATCCTCCTTTTCTAGTATTTCCACATGAGGTCATGAGGATATTTATCTAAACAGAATATCACTATTCTGGTGTGACTTCTAACCGCCTATTGCCCGTCCCATCTAGCCAAAATGAAACGATGGATACTGCTTGCTTGTCTATTTTATCAGTATTATCTTATTATGTCAAATATTTCCAAAAATTATCAAAACAACCAGTGAGTATCGGTTATACGGCTACCCGATTCATAAATTGCCGAGTGTATGACTCGTGGCTGGTTTTAACGAGGATAAAATAAAGCCGAACTGTCGCTACTACTCATTTGCGGCGTGATCAAACACCATCTATTGTTTGGCCTAAGACAGTGACGATCCATATCGCTAGTGGTTTCGTCCCTTATAGGTTTTTGAGTAGGTGAATAGCGAACGACTGCCGTGTGGTCTGGCACTCCGGAAAGACGGAGAATATGCTAACGTACCGAAATGGTTATAACGGCGTGGTCTTGAAAACCATTGTGCCTTACGGCATGTAGGTTCGAATCCTACCGTTAGCGGCCTGGGAAGATACCATAAGAGAACTGGGCGTTGCGACGTGGCTAAACTACCAAATAGTGCAGGGGAGGTATCACGGCGGCAAGTGGCTATTGCCGCTATTTGCTCTTTTAGTTTAATGGTAAAACGAAACACTTGTAATGTTTAAACGAGAGTCCGATTCTCTCAGGGAGCTTTTAGAAATCATAGAAACATAGTTTCAAGTCGTCCTGATGGGCGGCTTATTTTTGTGTCTGAAATTATTATCTTAGATAGGGTAATTGCCCTGTAGTGAATTTTTTCATAATAAATCCTTTCGGAGCAGCTGTTGCAGCGGTTGCTCTATCTAAGATAACAATGCGTTATCTGCAAGTAACGTGCAGACATGTTTTTAGAGGTTCACTGCTTTAGTGTGAAGAAAGGATATAATAATGAGACGATTTACTAAACGACAGTTACTTGATCAATGTGGATTCACTGCCGAAGAAACAAAGACCATATTGGATTATCAAAAGAAACTTCCAATATTAGTTGACAATGATGATACGGATGGATTCTGCATTAACGCAAGAGATTTATGGAAACAACTTGGCGAACCACAAGGAAAGTTTGCGGATTGGATCAAAAGAAAATTAATTAATAAGAAATCTAAAAACGGAGCGCTTTTATTTCAGGGAGATAAGGATTATCAAGGTTTTTCTCAACTCAGCGAAAAACCTACTGGTGGTAGACCAACACAGGAATACTCTCTCACTATTGACTGTGCTAAACATCTTTCCTTAATGGAATCTACGGATGCGGGAATTCTGTGTAGGAACTATTTTATTCTCATGGAGAGTGCAGTCAAGAGGAATGCAGAATGGGAATTGATTCGTTATCCTCTTCGTCAGGGCTACAAGCAAATGCAGAAAGCTTTAGATGAGTATATGCAGCGTATGGTTCAAAGAAATGCTGATGACTGGGATTACCGATTTGAGGCCGACGCATTAAATGTGATTGCTACTGGTTTCAAAGCGCAGGAAATTAGATTGTTCGTTGGTTGTCAAGACACTAAAACCAGAGATAGCTTAACTGCTACATATAATGAGTATCTTCTAAAATTACAGGAGCTAAATATCATTTATCTTGGTATGAATTTGAACCGTTACGAAAGATATAAAATGTTGAAGCAGTCTTTTGATATTTTATTTCCAAATGCTGTTCCAATTAAGGACGATGTAGATATCAATAAGATAATTGAAAATAAAGACAAGCTTCTAAGTGAAGTTAAAGAGAAAATGCAGAGAGTGGCTTAGTGCTACTCTCTTTTATTTGAATAAAAGGAGGTGACTGCCATTGGCAGAAAAAGAAACCGCTGCTGTTCCCAAAATGACAGTCGCACAAGCTAAAAGAAAAATTTCCGACTTAGAAAAAAAAGTCCAGTCTTTAAAAGATGGAGCTTGGTGTTATATGTGTGATACACATAAATCACGAGATAAATTTTATACCAGTACAGATCCTTTAAATAAAAGTGGTTTGACTCCTATTTGTAAAGATTGCGCCCGCAAAATAGCTTTAAAAATCGGAAAAGATAAAATTGAGCATGATCCAGATGAAGATTCTGTTATTGAAGCAATGAGATATCTTAATAAACCATTTTTTAAAAAATTATGGGATTCAAGTGTTCAAGAATCTGAAAATCTTGCATCTGGTAAAACGAGGTCAAACGGTTTCTATTCTTATGTAAAAAATGTAGCAATGTTTCAGTTCAATGGATATACATTTAAAGATTCAGATATTTTTAAGTCTGAACCGATTGACATCCAACCTACAGAGAAAACAGAACAGGATATTGTTGATGCCCATGTAGGTTTGGATACATATGATAGTTTTTCAAAGAATAAAAACGATGTTATTCGGTTGCTTAGTTATGATCCATTTGAAAAAGAAGATGTTGAGGATCAGCCTTTTTTATATTCTCAATTATTAGGTCTATTGGATTCCAGTGAAGATGCCAACGAAGATATGATGCGCACCTCTTCTGCTATTTCCATAGTACGAGGATTTTTACAGCAATCAAAGATTGATGATACGATTTCAAAGCTGATGTGTGATATTTCCAATATTGAACGAAATTCTGCAACGATTAAATCTTTGCAAGAGAGTAAGGGAAAAATTACATCTGTTATCACCAGTCTTGCTCAGGATAGTTGTATATCTTTAAAGCATAATAAAAATGCAAAAAAAGGTGAAAATACATGGACTGGAAAAATCAAAAAGATTAAAGATTTGAATTTACGTGAAGGCGAAGTAAACGGTTTTGATCTTGAAACGTGTAAAGCAATGCGTCAAGTCATGGATCTTAGTAATGCTTCTATTATGAAAGCTCTTGCTCTTGATGAATCAGAATGGTCTGATATGGTTGCAGAACAAAGAAAACGGTTAGTTGATCTACAATGGCAATTGGATAAATACATTGAAATTTCTCGTATTTTATTGAGAGAAAATTTGGACATTAAAGATTATTTAAAGGAACATGATATTCAATTAAATATGAATCTTGTTAATTTAAACGATTTATATTCCTGTTTCTCCGAAATCGAATCAGATAATTCCGATTCTGATGAAAATGGTGAAAACGATGATAGTTCCGAAGAAAGTGAAGTGTCTGTATGAGATTTAAGGATATAGATAATTCGCTCGATTTATTAAAATACGAAGATCAATGTATTCAAGACGATATAATTTTTGTTAAACCTGGCGTATATGCAATGTCTTCCAGAAAGATAGAATCTTTAATAAAAATTGCTTATATGCAGAAATATTATCAATGTAATCCAGTAAAATTCATTAATGATTTTTTCAATATAGAATTGCTTGATGCGCAGGCGTGGATAGTTCAACAAAGTTGGACGTGCCCGAATGTATTACTGGTATGTTCACGTGGTTTTGGTAAATCAACATTAATTGATATTATAATCATGGCAAAAGATATGCTGTTCAATAATTATTGGACTTACATAGCCTCTGGTAGCGGCTCACAGGCCGAGCAAACTTTTACCACTTTGGAACGACTTGCGAATGATAACATTGATACAATGTTAGGTTCTACAGGGTATATTTTTAAGGCCGAAATTGAAATTGGTAACGCAGCAGGGGACGGATTTTCACACGGTAGTAATGGATTTAACTATTCCACTTATAATGGCGGATATACCCAAACATTGAACTCAAACGTGGACAAAAAAAGAGGTATGCGCGGCAATGTAATTTTTGATGAGTGCGGCTTCTTATCAGACGAAATGATGTCCGTATATTCTGCGTTTGCAATTGTAAATAAAAGCTTTAAATCTGGTAAGGATAGAGATGGAAATAGAATTGATACAGTTCGTTTACGAGCTATTCCAAAAGAAATTCCGAATCAGAAATTCTATATATCTTCTGCTTCTGATACATCTACGAAATATTATTCTTTGTATCGAGAATTTTCCAAACAGATGCTAATGGGCAATAAAGATTACTTTGTTGCAAATATCACATGCGAGGTTCCACTGAGACCAACTATTCACGGTCAAATTATGGCTCCATTATTTGAAAAATCAACAATTGATGCAGATATGAGAACCAATCCAGAAAAGGCTAGGCGTGAGTATTTTTGTGAATTTACAACTGATGCAGGCAGCGATGCAATTATTAAGCGTGGTGCAATTACAAGAAACGAAGAGGTAAGAAAACCTCTTTTATATAATGACACCGGTGATAAAAAATTCATCATAGCCTATGACCCAGCACGCTCTCGTGATAATTCGGTTATAACAGTTGGTGAACTTTATGAGTTTGAACAGGTTGATGGCAGTATTGATTTAAGACTTCGAATTGTTAACTGTATAAATCTTGTAGACGTTGGAAAAAAAATTAAATCTCCTATGCAAACACCAGATCAGATTGCTTATTTAAAGAAAATAATTCTTGACTATAACGGCGGAGCTGATGCATATGGGAATATTATAGGTGTCTATATTGACGCTGGATCTGGTGGTTCAGGTGTAAATATTGCTGACTATTTAATGCCAGACTGGACAGATGCCGCTGGTATAGTCCACAGGGGTTTAATTGATAAAGAATATTCTGCTGAATATGTTAAAAAGTTTCCGAATGCAGTTGATAAAGTTCGATTGATATCACCAGCAGGTTATAAATCTGAAATGTATGAGGCTATGATTGAATTGATTAACCAGGATAAAATTAGTTTTACGGCACCGTATGATAATAAAGATTATTTAACCGTATTTGATATTGACCAAGAGAAATTGAATACAGAAAAAGAAGTAATTATTGCTCGTCTAAAAAAAGAAAAGGTTAATGAGAAAGAATTTGAAGCTAAACTGAACGAGGAATTAGGAAAAATTCAATCAGTTAATACCAAAACAATAAAGCTTGAATGGATGGATAAATTAGCCTTAGCAAATATAGACGCTCTCAAAGAGGAACTTGTGAATATGGTGAGGAAGAAACGTGATTCTGGAAAAGATTCTTTTGAACTTACGCCAGAGAAGGCTAATAAGCTCCACGATGATAGATCGTATACCTGTAGTTTGCTTTCGTATGCCACAATGTGCGAACGTAGAAAGGCTATTACTCAGAAGAAGCGCACCTCTTCCACTGCCGACATTACCAAATTATTTAAAATCACGCCGCCGAAGCGTGTCACCCAATATTAAAGAAAGGAGGTTGACAATTGCATCTTGAATGAACGAAAAGTTATAACTCGCACCGCTGAAGACGATTATAGTTTGAAACGGTCGCAAGCGCAAAAAATCAGTTTTGCAAAAATACAAGAGTTGCTTCAGCGAAATGTAGCAAAGACAGTTTCTAAAACATATACTCAGTATAACAGAGAAACACTTGATACATATGCTCAATCTCCTCTTAATAATATTGATAATATCCGAGAAGTATCACGCTTCTTGACTAGAGTTTCAATGCTCTACAAACAGATGATATCTTATTTCAGTACCATGCCACTGTATACATATAACATCACACCAATGTTTGATAAAATTTATACAGGCGATTATAATCCTGATAAGATGTTATCTAATTATGAAAAGGTTCTGAAAATCTTTCATCATTTTAATCTTCCAAAAGAACTTCAAAATATTATCTCCAATATAATCCGTGATGGTATGTATGTTGGTTACATGTACAACTCCGAAGAAGACGGCATGTTTCTAATGCCACTTGATGTTCAATATTGCCGTATTTACGGTAAAACACCTGAAGGTGAATGGATTGTATACTTTGACGCTGCATATTTTGATAAATCAAACAACAAAGATTATGTGCTTGGTGTCAATGAAGATGGCGTTGGCGTATGGGATCAGTGCTTCGTGGACGGTTACAATGAATATAAATCTGGTGGCAGAGATTACGAGTGGTTTAGATTAACACCTGAAAACACTATGTGTATCATTGCTTGCACAGACGATGAATTCTATGTGCCGCTGCCCTATTTCTTTCCGTTGTTCAAATCTCTTTTACAGATTCTTGATACGGAAGCGTTGGTTGCTTCCAAAGAGGAATTGCAGAACTACAAATTAATTCTGAATAAAATCCCGATGATGAAGGACGCAGATGAAGTGGATGACTTCGCACTGTCCCTGGAACTTGTAAATCAGTTCGATTCTATTATTCGTGAAATGCTTCCTGATCTTGTTGGATGGGGAACCACTCCATATGAGGATACGGAAGTAATTGACTTCGAAAAAAGCACATCATCTTCTGATACTGATACTTTGAACAAAGCAATGAACAATCTTTTTGCTAATGCCGGTATAAATAAACTTATAGTAAGCTCTGGCGATTCTAGTAATGCTAATGGTATTAAATATTCTAATGCCAATGATCTTGGCAAAATTTCCATTTATTTAAGAAGAATTGAATCATGGTTAAACTATTGGATCAAACATAACCTCGCAGACGGTCTACATCTGCAAATTTTTGATGAAACTCAGTATAATCGCACAGATTTTATCAATGAAAAGAAAGAGGCTGCTACTCTTGGTGCACCAAAAATGGATTATTTATGTGCTTTAGGTGATGACCCGTATGTTGTGTATAACAAGTTGAAATTTGAGTCTATGGCACTTGGTCTTGGAGATATTATGATTCCGTTGCAGAGCAGTTATACGCAGTCTAGCAAAGGTGGTCGTCCAGAGGAAACAGACGAATCCAATCTGAGTCCAGAAGGACAAGCAACTAGAGATTCTGGGAAAAATGATGATAAAGGTAATAAATAGTGAGGTGATGTGTATGGATAGGAAGAATTTTATTTTCACCTCAGATGAGGAAACTCGTAGGAATTTAATTAAAACTGGATTCTCCGAAATTGAATCGGGAGTATCTTTTTTTATGTTTATTAATAATTCAACGCTGAAATTTGATGATTCTATCAATATGGATAAAGTTGGATTCACTAATAAATTAATGTTTTAACTCCCTTTCTGGGAGATTTTCAAAGAAAGGAGGTAGGAAACAAAAAAAATGAATTCAAGACTTTTAACATTAACTGATTTGTACAATTTTTATAGTACAAAGAAGAAATCAATGAAATTCAGTGCGGATAAAAACGGAGAGCCAATTGCAGTTCAGGTTGAAGGTACTCTTCTATTTAAGAAAGAATTAGAAAATATTAACTCCGGTCTGACTCAAGTTAGATTACAGGCTTGTCATACAGAAACCAATCTTAATAAAAGCACTATTTCTTTGGAGACTATGCGAGATAAACTGTTGCCGACATTTCAGAATCGTCCAATTCTGGCATACATCCATGAAGTGAATGGTGTTCCACAGTTTTACGAGCACAATGCTCATGAAGAAAATGGTGAGATTGTTTACGACGAGATTGCTGTTGGTAATATTCCAGAGTCAAATAATGCTGAGTTGGTTTATGACGAAGAGAATGACAGATATAATGTCATGATCGATGGTTATTTGTATGATGAATATACCAAAGCCAGTGAAATTGTAAAACGCGAAGAAGAATGTCCTGTAAGCGTAGAAATTTCAATCACAAAAATGAGTTGGAATAATACAGACAAAACACTTCATATCGAGGACGGCTATTTTTCTGGTATTGCAATTCTTGGTTATGATGATAATGGAAATAAGGTTATGCCAGGTATGGCAAATTCCAATATTCGATTAAAGGATTTTTCTCAGTCTAATAATTCCATTCTTTCTGATTTATCTGAGTCTGAATATTCCAAACTTGTTGAAACCTTAGATAAACTCAATGAAACATTATCTAAGTTTGATAAAAAACCAAATATTACTGAAAATTTTGAGAAAGGAGGTAACGGCGAAATCAATATGAGTAAATTCGAGGAACTGTTAACTAAATACAACAAAACTGCTGAAGATATTACCTTTGAGTACGAAGGATTATCCGATGAGGAGCTTGAAAGCAAATTTGCGGAAGTATTTGATGAGACTGAGCCAAAGAATGATCCAGAAGATCCGGTTGATCCAGAGGAGCCAAAAGATCCAGAGAATGACCCAGATGACCTAAATGGTAATACTACTACTGATCCAGAGGAGCCGGTAGTAAAAGAACCGGAATCCGCTGAAGATCCAGTTGCAGAACCGGTAAATGAGCCTGTTGAAAATTCTTTCTCAAAGACTTTTACGCTGTCTCATGAAGATCTGAGAGCAAGTTTATATGCACTTCTTGCGCCAGTTGAAGAATCTCTGAATGAGTATTACTGGATCGTTCAGACATTTGATAATCATTTTGTATATCAGTCATGCTGTGGTAATTTCTATAGTCAGAAGTTTACAACCGAAAATGATAGCGTTGCTTTTGATGGAGAAAGAGTTGAGGTATTTGCAGAGTTTGTAACTGCGGATGAAAAGGCCGAACTAGACAATATGCGAGCGAACTACTCTTCTATTTCTGAAAAACTGGCGAAGTATGAAAACGCAGAAGTAATGGCAGATAAAATGACTGTATTCTCTGACGAAGCATATACAAATTACCTTGAGACTAAGGAATTTAAGTCGCTGATGTCTGAGGAAAACATGAAGAAGTTTTCTAAAGAAGAACTAGTAGAAAAGGCTGATGCAGCATTAGGCAGACTGGTTAAAGTTAATAAAACATTTTCATACCAGGAGCCAGAAAAGAAAGAAAAACCGAAACCGGCAACATTGGCTTTCGGCGCACATGAAGGATCTAGTTCTTTCTTAGATAGTTTACTTAAAAAGAAAAACTAAATAATGAATTTATAACTAAGGCCGCAAACGTGGTCTATTTTATTGCACAAATTTAAAGGAGGAAATCTTAATGATTTATACAAATCTTAAAGCTGTGAAAAAAAATCTTAAAGGATTATTCGAGAGCAGCCTGCTTATGTCTACAGACGTAGGCGACCTGTACGATGTTGTTATTCGTGACGAGCATGATAAGGAAATTGATTGTGATAACGGTGTTGCAATTTCCGTTGGAGCATTTACTGGCAATGGTCTTCAGGAGAGATATGCGAAAGTAGCTACCGCTAAGAACAAAATTGCTGTAGTTGGCACTCCGGCAAATGTAAAGACCGCTATGACCAAGGCTCAGGAGCAGCCGTACAACTTCACCAATCCGGCTGGCAAACCAGCTAAAGCATATCAGATTCAGGATGTAGATGTTCATACTGATATTTTTGGTATTGCTTCTTATCAGTTTACTGATAATACCGCTTCTCTTGTAAAAGTTGGCGCACTGGTAGTTGTTGACGGTAAGGGCGCATGGGAAGCACATGAGTCTACCGAGCTTGATACCCTGAAGGGTACTAACGGTTTCGTAGGACAGATTCATAGCGTATCTGTTGGCACTTATTACACCATTGTTCGTATCCAGGTTGTACAGAACAAGGAATTAGCATAATAGGAAGGAGGGACTAACTAATGAAGGATATTACTTGTTTTTCTGCTAATACTTTAGCAAAATTTGAAAACAACTATGACAATATCGTTGCATTTAACGAGCTTATGGTTAATGCAAATAACGGTGTATTTGAGAAATATAGCAAAGAGCAGACCCAGGAGATGATTAGAACTCAGTTCAACAGCATCCTTGGTATTGATTTCAAGAACGCAAAGCCAATGGCTCGTAGACAGGCATGGAGAAACCATGGCAAAGAGATCGCATCTCTGATTGAGAACATTGTTGTAGACAAAATGAACTCTGGTTGGAACCAGGCAAACGCTCGTTTCATGGAATATGTTCAGGATATCAACATTGCAAATGGCGATCAGAATGAGTTCTATGTAGAGGATAATTCTCTGCTTGTTGTATCTAAGTTCGCAGGCTCACATCATAATGTGATTCGTCAGTATGTTAAACCTGGTAAGGCATTTACCATCGAGACTTCTTGGTATGTAATCAAGGTTTACTCTGATTTCGAACTGTTCCAGTCTGGTAAGATTGATTTCGCCGCACTGGTAGACAAGATGTATACTGCAATCGAACAGTACAGATACGCAGCATTGTTTACTGCATTCATGGGTATGGATTCTAACCTGCCGACTGATATGATTCTTGATACTCCGGTCAACGAGACAACCATGGATAGTATTGTTGATCATATCGAAGCGATCAAAGCAGTTACCGGTAAGGACATTCTGCTTGTTGGTGCTAGAACCGCAATCCAGAAGTTACAGAAGACTGTAAACTACAATATGTTTTCTGAAGCTATGAAGGACGAGAAGCACCAGAATGGTATTCTTGGTAGCTGGGAAGGTTACGAGTGTCTTGCTCTGAACAGAGTAAACAAAGCTGGCACCAGAGAGAATGTATTTACCGCTGATGATAACAAGAAGATTTATATTATGCCGGTTAATCCAGATGAGCCGCCGATCAAGAGAGTAAACGAAGGAGACGTTGTTTACTACGAGACTGGTATGGATGGCCTAAAGAAAGATATGACCGTGGATGCAGAGATTGCATACCAGGAAGGTATCGGCGTTGTTATCAACGAACTGTTTGGCGAAATTAAAATTCAGTAATGATGCATACATAATTGGGGAGTAGGTAACACTACTCTCCTATTTTATAAGGAGAAAACGGTGAAAATTTTAGACCTTGCAAAAGAACTTAATATTACAACCAAGGAATTAATTGGTTATTTCAGAGATAATGGAATGAAAGTATCTTCTCATATGCAGAAAGTTACAGACGAAATGATTGATATGGCAAGAGCACATTTCCATGTGGTTGAAAAAGCTGTTGAAGATGTTCCTGTAAAAAAACAGGAAATTAAAACAGAACCAATCCAGAAATCAACAAAAGTCTTCCAGCCTGATGAAACTATTCCGTGTCGTAGTGTAACACCATGGAGACTTAATATGGATGGCGTAGATAAAAATACGCTATATCATTGGGAAAACTTTGGTGATATAGAACATGTGAAATATCGTGACCTACAGGCTAAAAGAAGAACAGATTTTATTACCAAACCAAAAATTATCATCATGGATATGGACTTATATTCTCAGTGGAATCGTGAACTTGGCGGCTGCTATAAATATTTTGATGGCATTGAGTATCCAGAGGAATATTTTGATAAATCCGATGAAGAGTTTATTGATATTCTTCGCAATGCATCAGAATACGTTAAGGAAGTTATTAAAGTTACAGCTGTTTCTATGATTAAAAACGAGAATTATCCATCCGTCAATAAACTGAAATATATTGATGATATTCTTGGAACTTGTATTAAAGACTTTATCTAGGAGGTGAACTATGCCTTCTATTTCTTACGATTCTGTTTACAAGAGAGCGCTTTCGAGAATCAAAGATCTTGAATTGGCTACTTATGTAGAAGCAGATTTCTACGACAGTCTAAGAGAATGGCTTTATGGAGCTACTTCTTCTCCGCTGTTTAGAAAGAAGTTTCAGTCATTTTCTTTAGATGACGAGATTATGACTATCACTTTTGAAATTACCAACAGTGTCGATGATGAATTTGACAAAAACTTCGTTACTAGCATTTTGGCAAAAGGTTTAATTATTAATTATCTTCCATCTAAGCTAGAGAGCACAAAGAATATGGCTGTTGCTTTAGGTGGAAAAGAAGAAAAAGTATTGCTAAATACTTATTCTAAAAATATGGAAAGGCTCGATCAATTAAAGAAAGAATACGACTTAGAACTTTCTCGTCATAGTTGGTATTTTGGCGAGTATGGTGAATCCAATGGATAAGCTGATACCGTTTGAATATGGTGAATGTACAGAAAATCAGCTTGAGTTTTATAAGACAAAACTTCAGAAAAAGATATTCTGGCTCATCATATATACAGATCCAAATACCTGTGAGCCGTATAAAGATTTTAATATTTTGCGGTTTCATAAAAATCTAATAGAAGAATTTTCTAGTTTTAATTCCATGTTCGAGTTTCCAGACGATTTTCTTGAAATTGTAAATTGTTTGAACGAAGCGTTAGATATTTTAGAATCTGACTGCTTTGATTTTCAAAAATATAGAAAGTTGGTTCTTGATGCTGGTGCGCTAGTAAAATCTATGAAAGTAGGTGATTAGCATGTCAGTATATGATTTCTATAAGAGAACTACAGGGAATTTTCAATCACAAAACGGTCTTGATCGCCAGTCTCTTGGACAACAATTAAAGGCTGAGTCTGATAATCTCATGGATGAATTATTCTGGACAGATCCGCAAGCAAAAGTCTGCTACATCTACGATTTTTTCCACGATGATCAATCATCGCTAAAAGATCATATGACCTACTCTCATACTACCAAAACCCGTATAGACGCAAAATTTATAGTCAAGTCTTATCAGTCCATTGATAAAGATCAAGTGGAATATTATCTTCAGTTCCGCCCATCACAGAAAATGGAATTCGATCAGAACGATGAACTATATTATTTTGAAACAGAATACCGGCAGAGGTACGGAGTGGAATTCCCGATTGGCCTTTACGTAGATTTACCAGATGATAGAGGCGTTTATAGAAAGTGGTTAATTTGTGGTAGCGAACCGGCAAATCAGTTTCCTAAATATCTGATTCTTCCATGTGATTATAAATTGCAATGGATTGAAAGAACTAAACAGGAACGTATTAAGCGCGAAATGTGGGTTGTTAGCAGATCTCAAAAGTCCTATACCATCGGCACCTATACTGATCACGTGTATACGCGGCCAGACAATCAAACTAAGCTATGGTGTCAGTTAAATCCATTGACGGAAAAATTCTGGTACAACACAGAGGATAGAAAACCAATGCGTTTAATTGTAAGCGCTCCAATGGAACGTCCTACAACGTGGTCTGTTACAAAGCAGGAAAGCACAGATCCTATTGGCATTCAGAAATTGACTCTTTATCAGACTCAGTTCGATCCCGCAAAGGATTACATTGAGAAAGATGAAAACGGAAGAATTATTGGCATGTACGCTGATTATTATAACTCTCCTGTTGAGCCGTCTGAACCGCCGAGGATTGATATCCCGGCACAGAAAAATTACGGCAAGATTGCTACTTCTACCGAGAAGCTGAAAGTTGGAAGTTCTTCCTATAAGACTTTGACCGCAAACATCTTCGATGAATCAAATATTGATATTTCAGAAAAATATATCTACGCAGATTATTCCTGGACATGTAGCATTGATGGCAAGGATTTTACAGATAAGGTTACATGGCTGAACAACACCTCTGCTTACAATCAGATAAAAGTGAAATTTCCTGCTGACAAGAGTTGTCTCACAAAGATACTTCTCGTGAAATGTGTAGTAACAAAATACAATGAAATAATCGAAGCTGAAATTCAGCTTGCTTTGTATTAGGAGGTGAATATGGCTGACTTAATTACTAAGGATGATCTCCTTGCAAAACTCGGTGCATATTCTACCGTCCAGGACGATGAAAGCGTTCAGTATAAGGCAAAAATCAAAAAGGCTTTGATGCAGTGTCCTGAACTGTTATATGCACTAAACAATAAACAATATGAATCTGAGTTATTCCGTCCTGATGGAACAATTAACTGGAATCCAGAGACTCACGAACCAGAAGGTGAATGGGAATTATATTTCGGAGATAGTTCTAATATCAGACCATACCTGTACTACCCTGAAACTCAGGATATTACTATGAATTTTCTTTCATATCAGGTAATGTTCGACGAGCTTCCGAGATATCAAGATACACAGAAATATACTCAGATTACTTTTACAATCTTTGTTCATGGTAAAAACGCTATGGACGAAGAGACGGATATTCCACGCCACGATTTGATTGCTTCTATCATTCGTGAACGTTTTAACTGGTCAAGCATCTTTGGGCGGCAGGTACATATTATTTCCACCAAAGAATCTTTAACTGATACACACTTCTTGACTAGAACTCTTATCTTCCAGCTTGTAGATACCAACGGTCTTGTAAATACTCCATATGGCGGCAAAACACAGACGATTAATTATCAGGTGCGGAGGTAGCTGCTGATGGATATAGTAAATAGACTTGAAGCACTAGAACAAGCGGCGCTCGAAGACGCAGAGAAAAAGAAGCAACAATCTCAAAAGATCGAATATCATTTCGACAAACTGGCGATGTACTTTGATAAAGATTATTTTGTCAAAGATATTTGCATCAAAATGCCAACTATAGGAGATATTCTAAAGTTTGGCGAATCTCGGTTTTATAACACCTTTTCCCCATTTTTCACAAATTCAACTTCTATTCGAGTTCAGCTCTGGGATATGGAGCCTAGAGTAGATTGGACAAAAGTAAAGGACATTCAAGTGTTCAATATGCTGCATCTGAATCTTCTTGACGAAGAAGTGGTACATTCTGTGTTTCCTGATATTACTTTTTCCGATTTTCAACTTATGGGACTGAAAGATGATCCTGAGAAGTTAGTTCTTTATAGTTCATCACAACAGATTATTTTGACCGAACCAGAATACATGGAAATTGCAACCTATATTCGCACAGTTCTCAATCGTTTCCCAAAGGTTGAAAAAGCAAAAGGTAAGACTACTAAACAGTGGATGATTCAGGAAGATAGGATGAAAATGTTGAATTCTTCTAAAGAGAATGATGAAGAAAATTCTTCCTATCTTTTATCTCTTGTTTCTTCTTGTCTAAACCACCCTGGATTCAAATATAAACTTGAAGATTTGGAAAATATGGGGATTTATCGTTTCATGGATTCTGTGAAACGTATTCAAAAATATGAACATTCTACAGCGGTACTGAAAGGTATGTATTCCGGTTTTGTAGACGGTTCAAAAATCAATCCAGAACAGTACAACTTTATGGGCGATGTATAATCGCTCTTTTTTGTTGTTCAAAAATATCAAAATTTCAAAGGAGGAAATACAAAATGGCATTCAAATTAGGCGATACTATTGTGGATCGTGTCCAGTTTGCTTATGGTGCAAAATCTTCTGGTACACCATTATATGTTCTGACTCAGTGCTCCAATGCGAATATTGAGATTACTGCTGACTCTACTGATATTAAGGATAGAGACGGCAACCTGATTTATCGTAAATACTCCGGTAAGACCGGTACTGTAACCATTACCAACGCATTTTTCAACACTTCTATCGTAGAAACTCTATCTGCTGCCGACGCTGAGATTGCAACCGCAGATCATACCGTAGAGATGCCGATGATGAAACTCGTTAAGGCCGGTGAGACTTTAGACATCACTGGTTATGTTGAGGGTTCTGTAATCGTTTCCGCTCTTGGTGCTAATGGCACTCTTGGCAAGGAGTATAAGCTTGGCGCAGGTACGACTGCATCTGCAACTGAGTTCGCTGTAAAGCATACCGATGCGGTTCAGGGCGAGCCTGCAACTCCTGCTAAAGATGAACTTATCCCACCGACCGACAAGGACGAAGTTCAGTATTTTGTAAAATTCAAGAAACTGGTTGCAAGCGGTGCTAAGATCACTATTTCTGGTGATAAGAATCCGAAGGCTCATGAACTGTTCCTGAAAGCACTAATCGTTGATCCGTGTGATAAAGAGAATTACAAGGCAGCAGTTATCTATATTCCGTCCTTCATGCCGTCTCCGGAGTTAACTATGGCATTAGAGGGTGGCGATTCTCAGACTATGGAGTTCACCGGCGCTATGATGCTTGACTACTGCTCTACTAACAAGGAGCTTTGCTCTGTATTCGTCATTGACGAGGTTGAGGAGTAATCAATAACTGTAAATAATTCCTGGGCGATGCTTCGGTGTCGCCCTCAATTATGAAAGGGTGATTCCAATGGGAAAAGATAAACGAATTTGTTCAGTTTGTCGAACGAGTTATGAATACTGCCCTCGCTGTAACGAAGATAAACCTATGTGGATGTTTACTTGGTGCAGTGACAATTGCCGTAATATTTATCGTACATTAGATGCTTATGATTCCGGTGAACTGGCTGCAATAGATGCAAAGAAACTCATCGATACTTATGATTTATCTCGTAGAGAGTATTTTGGCGAAAGTTACAAAAGAATTTTAGAACAGCTCGACTCAGAACTGGAAAAGGTAGAACCGGATTTTCCGTATATGAATTCTCCGGTTGAAGATCGTTCCCCTGCTATTGCGGAGGAAGTTAAAGAACAGAAATCAACTAAAACGGTATCAAAAATTGTAAAAAAGTCAGTTTCATCAAAGGCTGATAAAGGTGATTTTAAAAACTCATAGGGAGTATGACATTACCTTTATTGGTCTTTTGTTATGCTCCCTATTTTTTACGCTTAGAGGATTAACAGGAATGATAGTAAAAACACATTTGTATGGTAGAGATTATAACATTCGAGAAGTTGTGCGAATTGTAAATCCAAAGCAGCAGGATCTATATATGCTTCATGAGATTTATCCAATTGACATTTATATGTCCTATGATGATAAATCTGATAAGCCGATCCGTGTGATGGTATTTCTTCGTTCAGAGACTTCCGAGGTTTATGACCTCTGGAAAAATTATAAACTCGAATAAAGGTTGGCGAAGACCATCGCCGTAAAAATAGATGACGTACTGGTGCCGAGATGTCCAATATAGGTGACGAAGAATAGTCCAGCAAGTCTACTATTCTCCTATTTTTCATGGAGGTTGATGTTATGAATATTAACTGGAAAGTACGTTTTAATCGTAAGAATATTATGTTCTTAGCACAGGTGGCAATTTCTGTTTGTGTACCGGTGCTGACCTATTTTGGTCTACAGGCAAGCGACATGACTACTTGGGCGAAAGTCTGGGAGACTCTGATTCAGGCAGTAAGTAATCCATATGTAGTTCTAATGGCAGTTGTTTCCTTATTTAATGCAAGTACCGATCCGACCACTAAGGGTCTTGGTGATAGTAAAGATGCTCTAACATATGAACAGCCAAAGTAAGTGAGGTGTTCGATGGATGAGATTGCAGCATTATTTACGCTAGACTATCAGAGTTTACTTTTAGGTTTTCTGGCTATTCTAATTGGATTTCAGAGCGTTTTAAAAGTTAAGGACTGGTATATTGCAAGATATCGGATTAAGACTGGCACAGACACAGACAAAGAAACAATCGAAGAACGTATTGGTATGCTAGAAAAGCATGACAACTGGCAATACAAAGAAATCACCAAAATTGTTCAAGGCATTGAAGATATCAAGCGTAGCCAATTAGATACAAATATTGATTCAATGCGATGGGAAATTTTGGATTTTGCTTCCGCTTTAATGGGTGGAAGAAAATATAATCGTGAAAGTTTTGATCATATCTATCGCATTTATGAGAAATATGAAAAGATTCTCGAAGCGAACGAAATGACCAATGGTTTTGTGGATGACAGTATGAAGATTGTATCGGAATATTATCGTGCGCAGTTCACGGAAAATCTTAAAGAATAATCAAAGAAAGGGCGATTTCAAACGAGGTCGCTCTTTTATTGTTGGAGAGAATGTGCTCACCGTCCCACGATAGACGTGTCAATTATTTGAGAGCTTGATCACGTCTACAGAATGAACTCAGAGACTACCGGTTCGGCAGACTACGATAATGCTGGCAAACATCTTCCACTCTTCCGAGTCTCATACGTTTGTACTTACGCACGTACACACAATACTTTTCAGTCGGGTACAACATAGATTATCACCAAGAACTTTCTTCTGAAATTACAGAGTAAGGCGGTGAACACGTTTCTTATTATAACACAATAAAAGCACTTTTGCCAGAGAAAACTAGCCCTGTGGCAATATAAAGGATTAAAGTAATGGAAACTATTAAACTCATTATCAACAATAAAACTCTTGGAGAATATGAGAAATATTATTTTAAACAACATCCAAAGGCAAAAAAGAAACCAATAGAGAATCCATACCATCCAACAATCAACCAATGGATGATTATGAAACGGCCAATGATGAATGCTTTAAAACAAAGATGGAAGGATTTCATATGTTGGTTTATTAATAACCAAGGTTATGCTAACCTACGCATTGAAAAGTGCGAAATGAAATTCACTACATATTATAAAACAAACAGGCGTCATGATATTGATAACAGTACACCAAAATTCATACTGGATGGCTTTTCCGAAAGCGGCTTCATTGTTGATGATGATAGCAAACATATCACTTCACTTGTATTGGAGTGCTATGTGGATCGTGATGATCCAAGAACTGAAATTGAGGTGAATTTTGGATAATATTCAACAAGAAAATAATTATAAATTATATATGCATACCAACTTAATAAATAATAAAAAATACATAGGGGTAACTAGAAAGAAACCAGAAGAACGATGGGGACGCAACGGAAGTCATTATAAATCAAGCAAACATTTTTGGAATGCTATTCAAAAATATGGGTGGAACAATTTTAAACATGAAATACTTTTTGATAATATGTCAAAAGATAAGTGTTATGCATTAGAACAGGAATATATCAAAAAATACAATTCAAACAATCAAAATTATGGATATAATATTGCTTCTGGTGGAATTGGAGGCAACGGTTTGTATGGAAAATTAAATTCCATGTATGGAGTTAGCCCAAAAGAAAGAATGGACTCTGATACATATCAAAAATGGAAGGAAAATATAAAGAAAAATGCTTCTAAGTCCGCAAGTAGAAAAATAATTTGTTTGACAACAGGAGAAATATTCAACAGTATTACACAGGCATCATTGACGTATGATATTCAGGATTCAGATATTGGTTCATGTTGCAGAAATAAATTATTTTCCGCTGGTAGACACCCAGAAACAAAAGAAGAAATGGTGTGGCAATATTATGATGAATATGAATTAGGAATTGTGAAACCTGAGAAATCCAAAACACGTTTTTACTGTTTAACAACGAATGAAATCTTTTATTCCGCCATAGAAGCTAGCAATAAATATGGAATACCTGCATGTGACATCGTTCTTTGTTCTCAGGGTAAAAATGCTTATGCTGGAAAATACAATGGCAAAGTGATGCAATGGATGTATTATGATGAATTTTTAGAATACGGCAGTGAGCACATTGAAATCATTGATAAACGAATAATATGTTTAAACAATGGCCTTGTATATGATTCGATGGCTGATGCAGAACGAAAAACTGGGATTTGTCATTCTAATATTGGTCAATGTTGCATGGGGAAAACTTCGTATGCTGGCGTAATTGATGGAGAAAAAATGGTATGGCAATACTATAAAAATTACATTGAAGGGAATTTATTATTGTATACAAACAAGAAGAACAGATCGGTTATATGCGTAGAAGATGGAAAAATATTTCCTTCTTGTGTTGATGCCACAAAATATTATGGTGTAAAACGTGATACATATATTTCACGGTGCTGTAGCAAGGATATGAAACATGTTAAAGATAGAAATGGAAACATATTACATTTTCAATATTTCAATGGGATGAATTGAAGCGACTCCGTAAAGAGGCAAAGAAAGCAAAAAAGTAAATAGGAATAAAAGGAGAAAACATTATGACAATCAAAGAATTTTGCGATGGATACAATAAACTTGCAACTCAGTTACAGGATAAGTACATCAAGGACAACATTAAGATCAAAAAATATGTGCCATTCTTAACTAAAGTTACATATGCGGAAAATCTTACCAGAGTGTCTATGGTGGATCGTGAAAGTGGAAATATTCATGTAAATTCCGCCGCTGGTTATCTTCAGTTTGTTCGTGCGGTAATCGAACTATACACCGATTTAAAGATTGAGAACCCGGCATTTTACGAGGAGTATGATATGCTTAAATCTTCTGGAATTCTCGACAAACTGATTGTTGGATCAAGCAAGGAAGTTCCATCTCTAATTCCGGCAGATGAATTAGCAGAATTCAATACGCTTTGTGATATGGCGAAATCTGATGTGATGACTAACAAGGCTACTACTAGAGCGTTTATTGAAAGCCAGGTTGATCGATTTGCAATGCTAACCTCCGGCGTTATAGCACCGATGTTAGAGAGTGTAAAAGACACCATCGAAAATCTGGACGATGTTAAGGTAAAGAAATGGATCAAACCGATTGTAACGGCTATCAATAAACAGAACAAGAACGCATAAGACAGAAAATAGCACCCTGTTACAGGTGCTACCTTCTGTCTCATGTTGCATTCTCCTCCTGAATAAATTCAGTCAGTGCAATTAGCCATATTGCAGTTGAGATAGGATGCCTCATGATTTATGTCTCATTTGCTCATGTTTATTATAACATAGGTATTTCAGTTGTCAAACACTTTCTCTACTTGGTATCTAGTACACCTCTTGGACAACAACCGTAGGATTCGTAGTATCTTGTGTGTTACATTGGGCGGCTAAACCAATGCGTCCAATCAAACTCCTGTTGCCAAGTAGGTACTCGCATCTGTGGTACTATTTGAAGCGGCTCACGCTACTTCTTTTTGTAGTCTCTGTAAATTGTGTAAGCGAGCGTAGCAATTGCCACACAAACAGAAATAACCGAGCAAATTTCGACTATCATGTTGTAGACTTCCTTATCTACCTACGATTGCCACAGATATATTAAGTATAACACAATTGAATAATAAAGCAAACTAATTTTCGGCTCATCAACTGTCACAGGTTGGTGGGCTTTTTCTATAAATGGAGGTGAATTAATGGCGAGTGGTAAATTAACCAACCAGGTATTATCTGGCCTAAAAAAATTAGAAAAGAATCTGGCAAAGGAAGTTGCGCCAGAAGTAAATAAGCTTTTCAAAGAGTCAGTAAGTTTTTCTCTTATCGATTGGTACAACGATTATGATCCACGGATGTATCAGCGTACAAACAATTTTCTCAGTGTGGCAAATACGGCAACTACTACGGGTCAAAAAAATATCGTTACCATGCGTGTAGATTCATCTCGTATGACAGATTATCCAGGATTTGAGTATCCGCCATACAAAGGATATGAGCAACAAACATTAGGTGCTGCTTATGCTTTTGATATGTTCTTTATGAATGGTGAGCACGGTCACGGGAACTGGATGATGAAGCAGTCTCTTCCACCGTATATGTATGTAGAAAATGATGTTTTCGATGGGTTTGGTGGTCGAGTGCAGAACGTGATTAATCGCAAGATGCGGCAATTATTAAAGTGAGGTGATTTAGAAAATGGCAGGAATGGCCGAATGGAAAGCGAAAATTTCTTTAGACTTAGATGAACTTAGGAAGCAGCTCCAAAATGCAGAAGATCGACTGGACAAGTTCGGAGAGTATGATCATAAAATTAAATTAAACATAGATGAAACAGTTCTGGATTCTGCAATCAAGAGACTTGATAAGATGCTTGAAAGTCTCGGCAAAGGAACCGGAGATTTTAAACAGTTTGAGACTCTATCCAAGGAAATCTCAGACATGGTATCCAGTGTGAAGGATTTATCTTCTGCTTTTGGTAAGCTGGATGGATCTGGCGCACAGACACTACTCTCTTCTATTCAAAATATTGACAAATCTATTTCTTCTCTGAATGAACATTTGCAACAGACTAAGATTGATTTTTCGAAAATTTCTAACGAAGATCAATTTTCTAATGATAAAAAATCAGCAGAGAATTTAATTAACTTGTTTGAAAAGGTAGAGTCTCATCTTTCATCTATCAAAAAAGTCTTTTCTGATGTTGGTGACGGAGAAGAATTCTCTCCTCTTTTACAAACAATTAAAAACGTAGAATCAGCTATTGATTCGTTAAGTCAAGCGACTAAAGGTATTGGATTCAATATGAATATTGATGTGGGTTCCAACAAAGAGTTAGAACAACAATTAGAATCCAAGGTTTCCAACGCTCTTTCCGCTTATGAACGTCTGTTTGAACACATCAAGATGTCTAATGCTGGCGACAGCTATATGATGAACAATTTCTTTGCTTTTGATATTAATCAATTTGACACTATGATGGCAAAGGTTCAAGCGTATAGAACTTTTATTGAAAATCAAAGAAAAGATTATGAAGCAAGAACCGGACATTCCGGAGCTTATGACAAAACGGATAAAAAGTATTGGACTCAGGCTTCTTCCGCAATGGGTCAAATTACAAAAATTCAGAATGAGATAAAAGCATCAAAGGATGGAAGCTCATTAGAAAATCTGTTTGGTAAAACCGATTTAACGGAGGTTATTTCCGGTTTAAACCAAATTGTTGTAAAACTAGATGAGATTGTAAATTCTGCTAAGGATTTAAAAACCGCTTTCGCAGATGGATTAAAAATTGAGTCCGCTACTGCCGACGTTACGGAGTTAACCAATAAGGTTAAAGCACTGGAAGAAGAACTAAATAAATTAAAATCTGTTAAAAGTCCAACCTCTCAAAACACTTCTTCAAATCAAAAAAATCAAAACTCAACAAAAGAAAGCTCACAAGCATACAATGAGCAAATAGCTATTATTCAAAAGTTAGCAAAAGCTCGAACAGAATTAAACAATGTAGAACGCAGAAATAAAAATGGCAATCGTGATGCTGAAATCGCAGACCTAAAGACTCAGATTGCGGAATTAGAACCAAAGGCAAAAGAAGCTGAGCAGGCAATCGAGAAAATGTACCATCCGGCTGATGGTTCCCAGGCTACTATTACCGCTGAACAATACGCTTCCGCTTTAGAAAAAATTAAAGAGTCTGCCACTGGTTCCGCAAAGTCTGTAAACGATTTAGCGGCTGCACAAAAAGCTGCCTTACAGTCTCAGATTTCCGGTTATGAATCCGATGTTTCAAGGTGGGATAAAATAGTCCACGACAGAGAAACTAAACCTGAAACAGGTTCGCAGAGTAGCACATATCAAAATAATCTCACAGCAATGAAAGCTGCTTATCATGAGATGCACGATCTTCAGGTGAAAATGTCCGAGGCTGCTAAACAGGGAATCGGGCCTAGTAAAGAAGATGTTAAGCGCTTCGGTGAGCTAAAAACCAAACTCGAAGGTTGTGAGCAGAGCTTTAAGGATCTGACCGCCGCACAGAAAGGTTCTACAAGTCTTTCTCGCGATAAGCTGTTCAATAAGATTGGAGACTATCTTCATAAAAACTCTGGAATGTCTAAGGAGTTTAAAGTACAGCTCGAAGCTTTACAGAAAGAACTTACTCTGCGTGGGGCTGATGCAAATGTAAGTGATTTGACTGATAAGTTCTTAAAATTACAGATTGCTATTCGTGAAGCTGGGCAAGAAGGAAGAACTTTCCTTGATGTTGTGAAGGATAAAGCATGGTACGGTCTGGCTGGACAGATTGCTACATACTTTAGTTTTCAGGACATTGTTAGATATATTGGACAAGGAATACAGGTCGTTAAAGAACTAGATACGGCTCGTACAGAAATGATGAAAGTATCAGATGAGAGCGAAAAAAGTCTGAGAAATTATCAAAAAGCAACATTTGATGTAGCTGATGCAGTTGGTACAACCGCAAAGCAAATTCAAAATTCCACCGCAGATTACATGCGATTAGGTGAGGCGTTGGATGATGCTGCCGAAAGTGCTCGTGTTGCAAACGTTCTTTTAAACGTATCTGAGTTTGATAATATCGAAGATGCAACAAAATCATTAGTATCTATGGGACAGGCATATAAAGACCTGGATAAAATGAGCATCGTAGATAAGCTAAATGAGGTCGGAAACAATTATAGTATCTCGACCGATGAATTAGCTGGTGCATTACAGCGATCTGCTGCCACCCTTTCTCTCATGGGAAACACAATCGATGAGGCGGCAGCCCTTGTGACTACAGCGAATTCAGTAATTCAGGACGCAGATAGCGTTTCGGCTGGTCTTCGTACCATTTCTCTTAGACTGGTTGGTACCGAAGAAGCCGAAGAAGAACTGTCGGCAATGAATGAAGAAATTGACGCATTTGTTGCTGCAACAAATTCAAAGAAGCAGCAAATCATTAAAGATTACACCGCTGTTGCGTCAAACAATTATAAGGGTTTCGACATCTTAGATGATAACGGAAACTATAAAAATACATACGAGATATTACTAGGTATTGCTAAAGTTTACAAGGAAATTCAGGAGCAAGATAAGAAACTTGGAACAAACCACGCCGTAGCTTTAGTAGAAGAGCTGGCCGGAAAAAACAGATCGAATATTGCTTCTGCCATCTTGCAAGACCCAAAACAACTTGAGGCTGTACGAAAATCTTCAGAAGAAGCTTTTGGTTCTGCTGAAGAGGAGCTTGGTAAATATCTTGATAGTATTGATGGTCGTTTAGCTCAAATGACCAACCGTGTTCAGGAATTCTGGTCTACGGTTATTGATGATAACGCTATTAAGAATATTATTTCCTTTGCTACAACTGCAATTGAATTATTCACGAAGTTATCGGACACTTTTGGACTCGTCAATGTTGGCGCTTTAGGTCTTGCAACAGTTCTATCAGCTCAAAACGTCGGTAGAGGTAAAATGTATCCTCTCATGTTTGAATATGCCGACAATAATATGTGTTCTCTAGGATACTAGAGTTTTCATATTATCGAACGTGAAATACACGGGGTAAATAAATAATTGAGACAATAAGCGGGAATGAAGTACAACGGCTGCGTAATGGCAGCGTATCACTAC